TAAATACAAAACAAGATAAGATGTTCCATTTAGGATTGGGTGTTGCAAATAGAACAACCGATGGTACAAGTGGAGCATTGGCACCTTACATTGGAGGTGGTGTATATTGGAAGATTAAATTCAAAAAATAATGGGAGTTCAAGGGCAACCTAAGAAATCATTAAAAGAGATAATAGCTGAAGAATATCGTAAATGTGCATTAGACCCCATTTACTTTATGAAAAAGTATTGTGTTATTCAGCACCCGGTGAGAGGAAAAATACCCTTTCACCTTTATCCTTTCCAGGAAGAGTGTTTGACCGACTTTAAAGAAAATAGATTAAATATCATTCTTAAATCCCGTCAGTTGGGGTTATCAACACTTTCAGCAGGATTTATTCTTTGGAAAATGTTATTTAACCAAGATTTTAACGCATTGGTTATTGCAACAAAAGTAACTGTAGCAAAAAACTTAGTTGAAAAGGTAAGAGTAATGCACGACTTACTTCCTGTTTGGTTGAGAGATGGTGGTAATAGTTCGGTAGAAGATAATAAACTTTCCCTTAAATTAAAAAATGGTTCACAAGTAAAAGCAATCGCAAGTTCTCCAGACGCAGGTCGTTCGGAAGCCTTATCCCTATTAGTTGTGGATGAAGCAGCATTTATTAGAGATATTGATGAAATTTGGTTATCGGCACAATCTACATTATCAACGGGTGGTTCTGCAATTGTACTATCTACTCCAAATGGTGTGGGTAACTGGTTCCATAAAATGTGGGTTGATGGTGAAAGTGGTTCAAACGGATTTAATAATATTAACTTACATTGGACTGTTCATCCTGAAAGAAATCAACTATGGAGAGATGAACAAACTCGTATTTTAGGAGTAAAAGGTGCAGCACAGGAATGTGATTGTGACTTTGTTGGTTCGGGTGATACAGTAATTGACCCAGCATTATTAACATGGTATAAAGACACATATGTAATGGACCCGATTGAAAAAAGTGGGTTTGACGGAAATTATTGGAAATGGGAACATCCTAATTACAATAGAGCATATATGGTAGTTGCCGATGTCGCTAGAGGTGATGGTTCGGATTATTCTACATTTCAAATTATTGATATTGAAGATAGCTCACAGGTTGCAGAATATAGAGGCAAAATTGAAACAAAAGATTTTGGAAACTTTTTAGTAGCAGTATCCACAGAATGGAATAATGCACTATTAATTATAGAAAACTCAAATGTAGGATGGGCAACTATTCAACAAGTAATTGATAGAGGATATGGTAATTTATTCTATATGAGTAATGACCTAAAATATATTGATGTTGAAAAACAAATGTCTAATAAGTTTTATAGAGACGAAAAGAAATTAGTTGCGGGATTTGGAACAACAACAAAGACAAGACCACTTATTATTTCAACATTAGATACATACATAAATGGTAAAGATATCCTCATTCGTTCTCAAAGACTTATAGATGAACTATTTACATTCATTTGGACTGCCGGTAGAGCAGAAGCAATGAAGGGTTATAATGATGACTTAACAATGGCAATGGCAATTGGACTTTGGGTTCGTAATACAGCACTTCGTTTGAAACAAGAAGGTATTGATTTAACAAAAACAATGTTAAATTCAACACAGGTAAGTCAATATACTGGTTTTGTTGCATCGGGACATCTTAAACAAAATCCGTATGAAATGGATATGGGTAAAAAGGGAATAGAAAATTTAACTTGGTTATTAGGATAATTATATATTTATATGTTGAAACTATTGTAATATGAGACTAATTAATTTAATTCCGTTAAAAGAAATGGAAAATCCTTGTTGGAAAGGATATGAAATGGTAGGAACTAAGAAAAAAGATGGTAGAGAAGTACCAAATTGTGTTCCTGTAAAGGAAAATGTAGTAAGTGAAACAACCGGTAGAGAAGCAAAAGAGATTGCTCGATTGACGGGTACACGTGATAGTATAGTACAAAAATTTATAGATGATTTTAATTTGAATGCTAAAAACCTTTTTAACTTTATAGCCAAAGGAAAAGAAAAAGTTAGAAAAGATTTCGCAACTGCAATGTCAGGCAGACCTGGTAATAGATATCAAGGTGATTTTGTAGGTATGTTTGGTGAAAACGACCAACCTGGTGGATACTATGGTGATGAAGCAACTGAAGATATCAATAGTGATGACGATGTTAATTATGGATTAGTTGAACCTGAAGAATATGATGTAGAAGATGAGGATATGGAAGATTTTATTTCTTTTATGAGAAACTATGATAAATCTTTAAATGAAGGTTGTCAATGTTTAAGAGAAGCAGAATATCAAGGTAGAGAAGTTAAGTTGGGTAAACCAATGCAAGGTGATGTTAAGAAATTTAAAGTATATGTAAAAAATCCTGCAGGAAGGGTTGTTAAAGTAAACTTTGGCCAAAAAGGAATGAAAATTAGAAAATCAAATCCTGCTGCTAGAAAATCATTTAGAGCAAGAATGAATTGTGATAATCCAGGTCCAAGAACAAAAGCAAATTATTGGAGTTGCAGGAAATGGTAGTGTTTGGTAATACCAAATATTTTTCGTATATTTAAAGATAATATAAACAAAAATGGCAGATAAATCAATATTTAGTAGGTTACAGAAATTATTTTCAACAAACACAATTGTCCGTAAAACACAAGATGGTGTTAAAGTAATTGATACCGATGAGTGGCAGAATATGACCACAAACTTAGTTGACCGCTTTATGAAAATGAAAGTGACAAACTATGGTTCAGGTGCAACACAATCTTCAATGGCATATCAACAAGTTAGAATCGATTTGTTTAGAGATTATGATTCAATGGATATGGACCCGATTCTATCATCGGCATTAGATGTTTATTCAGATGAAACCACTGCAAGAAACGAAATGGGTAATGTTTTAAAAATTCATCATGAGGATGACCAAATAAAACAAATATTAGAAAATTTATTCTACGATATTATTAATGTAGAATTTAATTTATGGCCATGGACTAGAAATTTAGTTAAATATGGTGATTTCTTTTTACAATTAGAAATAGCAGATGGTTTAGGTATTGTAAATGCAATGCCACTATCAACATATGAAGTTAGTAGAGTAGAAAATTTCGACCCAGAAAATCCACAAAGAGTTAAATTTATATATGCACCATACCAAAACCCATCGGGTGGATATGGTCAAACTCCAAAAAAAGAATTTGAAAACTATGAAATGGCTCACTTTAGATTAAATTCAGATTCAAACTTTTTACCTTACGGAAAATCTATGATTGAAGGTGCGAGAAGAGTTTGGAAACAATTGATGTTAATGGAAGATGCTATGTTAATTCATAGAGTAATGAGAGCTCCTGAAAAAAGAATATTTAAAATTGATGTAGGTAATATTCCACCAAATGAAGTAGATAACTACATGCAAAAAATTATTAATGGTTCAAAAAAAGTTCCATTTGTAGATGAAAGAACGGGTGAGTACAATTTGAAATACAATATGCAAAATTTAATTGAAGATTATTACATGCCAGTTCGTGGTAATGATAATGGTACTTCAATTGATACCTTAAAAGGTTTGGAATATAATATGATTGATGATATTAACTACTTAAAAGGTAAGTTAATGGCAGCATTGAAAATTCCAAAAGCATTTTTAGGATATGAAGAAGATGTAAATGGTAAAGCAACTTTAGCAGCACAAGATGTTAGGTTTGCAAAAACAATTGAAAGAATCCAAAGAGTATTGATTTCGGAATTAACTAAAGTGGCAATTATTCATTTATATGCACAAGGTATTACCGATGATAGATTAACTGATTTTACATTAGAACTTACAATACCATCAAAAATATACGAACAAGAACAAGTTGAGTTATATACTTCTAAAGTAGCATTAATTCAACAAATGCAACAAACTAAAATGTTCTCTAAAGAGTGGATGTATGAAGCAGTAATGAAACTTGCAAAAGATGAACAAGATACAATGACATTACAAGTATTAGATGATACAAAACAAACATTCCGTTTAACCTCAATTGAAACACAAGGTGTAGACCCCGCAAAAGAAACCGGTACCGATGGCCCTACAAATGTTGAAGAAGAATTGAATAGACTTAATTCGGAATTAGAAGAAGATGACAAAGGTGGTAGACCACGTGATGCCATTAGGTATGGTAAAGATGACCACCCACAAGGTAGAGACCCATTAGGTATTAAAACTCTTAAACAAAAAGAAGGTTCTGTAAAATATAAAGCAAGAGATTCATATTTAGAGATATTTAAAGATATGAACGGAAATAAAAAGACTATTTTAACAGAAGATACCACAAAAGAGTAATAAACCAATAATAAAATATATTTATATCAGAATAATTGTATAATTTGATGAAAAAAATAAAACATTCGAAATTTAAAAATACGGGATTTATATTTGAATTATTAGTAAGACAAATTACCGCAGAAGTAATGTCATCTAGTAAGTCAGTAGCAGAAAAACTTTTAAAAGAACACTTTAATTCTAAACAAGAATTATCAAAAGAATTGAAATTATATCAATATCTTATTAACGAAAAATATAATTCAGAATCAAAGGCTGAACAATTCATTAATACAATATTAGAAGCTCGTAAAAAAATAGATGAGAAAAAACTTACAAAAGAAAAATACAATCTTATAAAAGAGATTAAAGAAACTTATGATTTAGATGAGTTTATCAAATCTCCAATTTCTAATTATAAAACATTAGCATCTATTTATAAAATATTTGAAACAGTAATAACTGATACACAATATGAACCAACAGATATAGTATCGGCAAGATTTACAATTGCAGAAAATATTATCAACTCTTCTATTCAAAATAAAGATGTAAAACTTAAAGATGCGGTTTTAGAAGAATATAGAAAACAAGATGATGATTTAAGAGCGGTTTCTTATAAATTATTAGTAGAATCATTTAATAACAAATATAGTAATCTTACAAATGACCAAAAGGGTTTATTGAGAGAATATATTAACAATATCAATAATACCGGTAAGTTAAGTGAATATGTTTCAAATGAAGTAACTAAATTAGTGGAAGGATTAAAAGAAGTAGGTTCTAAAATTTCTGACAAAGTTACAAAAATCAAATTAGCAGAAACTATTACAAATATTAGAAAAATTAAATCTGTTAAAAAGATTAAAGAAC